GACTTACCTGGTCTTACTTCAAACTTACTACCACGAGGGAGGCGAGTAGCATCCATAGCCATCATAGGAACGGCTGTAAGGGCTAGAGAGTCTAAATGGCTACGCAATTGGGCATCAATAGCCTTTTGCATGTTGTAGCCTTTCTCAGCAATACCACGACCCCAGAAACGGTTAGGGATTGAGTCATCTTGGTAAGAGACCACTGGTCGGTCTTGCATCATATACGGGTTCTTTTCCGCTTTAAGAAGCTTACCATTACCAATGACTACGATGGCTTCTACTAAGTCACCATACTCTTCCATTAACTCGGAGACTTCTTCCTCATCCCCTAAGATATTAACAATCTCTTCTTCACCCTCTGAGTCAAGAAGTTGTTTAGGTACTAAGCCATAGTAACGGATTAAACGAATTTTATCATCGTTATATTCTTGGTCAATGAAAGAGGCTTCTAAATCTTTATCTGGAGTAGCATCATCTTCAATGTCAGTGTCTTTGTAAACACCATCTTTTACTTTTTGTGCTACGACATGAGCAGATACAAACTCTTCAATAGCCACACCCATTGCATCATCAATAGTGGTAGCTGTAGGGTCAATGATGAAGTTCTGAGGATTGATTGGTTTGTAGGAAACAACAACCGCCTCTTTGCTCTCAACACCAATTGCTACTGTGTCAAGACCTGGCATAGGTTGTGTAGCTGGTGCTAGTTGAGTTACCTTCTTAGTGATGATTTCTGTGATGCCTGTACCATACACAGAGGCTAGAAGGATTGAATCCCCAATGTTCTTACGGGCTTTTTGCTTTTTATTATTTTGCTTAATGTAGTTTTGTAGATATTCTACATCACGACGGTCTTGGTCCTGCATGTCATCTTCAATTTCAAACAGGTGGTCGCCTTGCCCAAAGACAGCCTCTTCAATTTCAGCAGTGTGATTTTCAATAGCTTGTTGTAAAGCTGGTGATGTAATACGGCTACGTTCTGAGTTACGAGTAGTGTCTTCGGCTGCCCAAATACCTCGCCAGAGACGTTCATACTCTTTCCAGTCTTCAAGATAGTTGGTGTCTCGGTGTTCTCTCCACTCGTCTAAATAACCATTTAACCAATCTACAAGTTTATTTTGCATTTCTTTTTCCTAAGTTAATATCCACTAATTGCATCCATAGGTTCGTATTCATCATCTTCAAAATCTTGGAAGTATTCGACAATTTGAATCTGGTCAATGTAAGCCAACGCATCAATCAAGTCATCATGCAACATTGAGTTAGGGAAGTTGACAAGTTGGTCAATAAACTCATTGTTCCAAGAGCCATAATTCAACCTTACTTTCTTGTGTTCAAATCGTCCTTGCAATGCCCACACGATACGGTCTGTCTTTTTCTGATTGCCGTGCGTAACATCGTCAATACGGAAGTAGTGATTATGCCTACGCATAAGGTCAGTGAGATAAGGAAGTGCTGCATTTTTTAACGACCCCTTTTCAATGCCAACTGCCACAGGTTGATAATTAACCACTGCACTCATAATCTGAGAGCAAGTCTCTTGAATATCCCATCGACCATGCAAGATGTCTGCAACCCACCAACCACCTTCATGCACTTTAACGACAGCTATTGCTGTCTCGTCTAGCTTTTTATTTTTATTACCAGACTCTTTATCAACATTAATAAAGCCAGCCAAGTCAACTGTAATGAAAAAACGACCTTCGTCAGGCTCTTCTTCATCTATTATAATCCAATCTTCTTTAAAGATGTCTCTACTTGCGGCTTCAAAGGAAGCCATAAATTCTTGCCTAAATGCAAAACTCGACATTGAGGACTTAGCTGCTTCAATTTCTTTTGCTGGGATAAGCGGATTATCATAAGACGTGTAGTGAAAGGAAGTCCACTCTTCATCTTTACCAGCCTCTCCAAATTTAAACATTTCGTAAAAATGATTTCTACCTTTTGGAGTACCTATAAACACGGCACCCCCCTGTACATCGGCAAGCGCAGGACGTAAAATCTGTTCCCAGACGTTTGCTTTAATGTCGGCATATTCATCGACTACTAAAAAGGCTAAACCCACACCCCGAAGTGTGTCAGGGCGGTCAGCCCCTTTTAAATAAATCTTACGTCCATTAACCAATGTAAGGACAGAAGTGTTCTCATGGGCTGCAGCAATGATTTCATGCCCTAGCTCTTTTAGCACACCCCACATAATGTCTTTAGCTTGTTGGTATGTTGGAGCTACATAAAAGACATCTTTGTTCTTACTCTTCAAGGCTTCAATTAGCAACAACCATGCTGCTAAACGACTCTTACCAAAACGACGACCTGCAGCTACTACTTTGAAGCGGTGCTTGTCATTAAAGATTTCTAATTGCTTCTCGTGAAGTTTGACACTAAGACTCGTCATCTATTTCCTCAAACTCTACGTCTTGTATGTCGTCTTCTACCTCTTGTCCAATAACAGTGGTTTCACCAACACCAGAGATGGTAATCGAAATCTGATTACTCTTGCCTTTAGCTTTAGCTAAATAGTCGGCTGGAAGCACTCTATCCATCACCAACTTAAGACAAGCCATTTGGTCTTCATCATCATCGTCTAAGGCTTTATCTAAAACCTTCTGTACAATGTATTTACTTTTCCTACCAAGCATTTCAGCCAAGACCTCTTGAGCCCTAGCCTTTTTATTCTGTGGCAATATTGCATTGCTCTTAGCCTTCTTACGGATAACAGGCTTTTTCTTTTCTATGGGTTCTAAGCCCTGCTCCATGCGTTCTTTATTCAAACGCACTAAGGCGGGTCGTCCTGCACCAGGTCTATGACCCCCACGACGTTTAGGTTTTTCAACCTCAGCAGTAAGGATTTCGATATTTAAGTTATCATCCATATCATAATTATAACACAACAAAAGCGTATTGTCAAGGAATAATTAAACGGCATATAATTTATTGTTAAAGGAGTATTGACAATTATTAAAATAATTCTTGACAGAATTAATAATTTATGATACCCTTAATTATAATTATTAATAATTATTATATAATAATATATAATTAATAATATAATTATAAACTAATTATTAATAAATAATAATAATTATAAACTAAAGACTTCTGCTTTAGCAGACAAAGTAATATTCCCCTTGTCTAATTATTATATCCTTTCAAAGTGAGTAAACTCACCCTAAATAATATCCTCTTATTTTTAATTATGCGAGGGGTCGTATAATCGCTTCTCAGACCCCGAAGCCAATTTGTCTATAGGTAGGTATTAAAAAATAATAAAAGGGGCTTTTAGACCCCTTTATGTTCGTTACAGATATATAATCTTAACGGTTGTTGATGTACATTGTCACTTCAAATCCAAAACGCATTTCAGTTGCTGTTGGTTTAGTCCACATAATAGTTCCTTTAATTAAACAATGCGAAATTACATTGAGCATATATTATCTCATATTCTAGCTTTTTTTAATATAGTAATAATCATTAAAACAATACCCCCTATTTTACCCTCTCATGTAATTGGTGTGATACTACCAATATTCACATGAATAATAAATAACACCCCCCCTATTGAGAATGATTCTCATTTAGATTTAGATGAGAATGATTCTTATTTAGAATTAAGATTAAATAGTGTTAGTAATTGAGAATGATTCTCATTCGCATCGAGAGTGGGTGATGCGTGGTACACCTATTGTACAATCGTACAGGAATAGAATAACAACTGATTAAATAATAAGCAGATGTTTAGTAAGGAATTATCCACAACTTATCCACAAGTAAAAACAATCCACAGATAATCAAACAATAATCAAAAACTATCCACAAATAATCAACAAAACAATGCACAGCATATCCACAAGGCACCCTTGATAGTGATATCAATAATTAAAATAATGGCTCAAATCGCTTAAAAATGATGTTTAAAGGCATTTGCCTATTTTTGGGATACTTTGTTTACTTTTGTCATAAAACATTCATAAAAACTTCACAATTAAAATGTGCACAAGGGGGTTTTTCCTGTATAGTTTACCCATGTTGTATGCAATTGGTTAGCGGTAAAATACTTAGCTAGGCGGGTTCCTACGGGGGTCTAGTTGCCTTAAGCCAAACTAACAAAACCATACAGCTACTAGCGAGAGCCTAGAATGTAGTGCACCAGGTAGCCGTAGATACCGCACAAGACTACAGATACTCAGCTAGACAGCCAAACCCTAAAGCGTAGCTATGCTTTCTATGGTGTCCAGAATGGTGTCGAAAGCGGTTTTATGGCTATTCTTTGGGGTGAGGCTAAACTTATGACACTTGCTTTCAGGTGTTATAACTTTGGCTTTTAACGGAGGGTTTATGAAAGAATACTCATATAAAGAACTGGCAACAATCGGGGCTAAGTATTATAAAGACCATAATTTTTGCACTGTTGTTGCATTGGCGGTTACATGTCAGCAATCATTTGGCAAGGCTTACCATACGATGAAACGGCTAGGTAGGCAGAATTCAAAGGGCGCAAGATACGGGCTCATTTATAAGGCTGTTGAAGTACTAGGTTTTAAAGCGGAACCTGTAGATGGGCTTTATGGTAAGCAAGTCAAATCAGTTACGAAGTTGTTACCTCGCACGGGGCTTTATATGGTGCACGTGAGAGGGCATGTTTTAGCGGTTCGGAATGGTGAAGTAGTAGATTGGACAGAGGGCAGGGCACATCGCATTATTAACGTTTACAAAATTGAGAGGGTTTAAAATGAAACTTGATACTAGGCAAATGATTGAGAAAAAGATTTTTTCAAGGGTTGTAAAAACTGCATTAGAAAAGGGCTACACTTTATCCCTTTTTGATACTGAAGATTACCCTGTGAAAGAGAGTTCTAAATATACTGAGATTATGAAAGAGTTTTACGCAACCGATGAAGAATACCTTATACTGCATGATAAGGGCAAAAAGGTGGGTTGGATTTGGTTTATTTACGGGAATGATGGTTATGACGTAATTAGTGACTACACAGCAAACGAAATAACGGAGGATGTGATTAAACCCGCCAATGAACTAGCGGATAAATTAGCAAATCAATATTGTTAAGGGGGCAAGTAATAACTCTCTCACGGGGGTTATTGCTGGCAATCTTGCCAAACTAGCGGAGGCTATATAATGGTAACAGTTCAACAGTTAATAGATGCACTTCAAGCCGTAGAAGATAAAAACGGGCTTATCGAAATCATGGTAAGTTTTGAGGATAGAATTCACCCAATTTATGCGGATGTAGTGCCAAATCATTGGGGCAACATAGCAATTAAAAACCCTTGGGGTGGTATCCGTATTGGTACGGAAGTAAAACCCGCCTCCCTTGAAACTCATTATTCTGTTCGTGAAATGAAAAACAAAGAGGTATAAAAAATGTTAGATACTTATGACGGATTAAAAGAATTATCAAACTATATGTTTTTATTCTGTGGTATTATTTTACTTTACTTAATTTTTAACAAGGACTAAACAAAATGACAGCATATATCGGGGCGGAAGCTTTATTGAAAGTATTAAAAACTGTAAAGGCAAAAAAGACATCTTATGTTGTCTTTGGTAATAATGGTTTAATCACATTACGTTATTTGAAAGGGTTATAAAATGAAAAACATTTCACAGCACACAGGCATGTTAAAGATTATTAAAAGGCTAGATTCTAGTTACTGCGGAAACCCACGTTATTTACTATCAATCGATGGTGTAACTTGTCGGACGGCTGTAGATAGCATGTTTGGTTATTCTGTCACTAACCATGATGGTAAAGAAGTAATAGCGACAATTGGCACACACTACAACACTGCAACACTTAATTCATTAAAAGGGGTTTAAAATGCTATCACTTAATATTATAGGCACTAACCAAACAGAATTATCCGCAAATGGGGTTAAAGTGTTGTTTAGCTATAACACACCTGTTGCATGTTGGATTAACGGACAATTCTATAAAACTAACAAGCGTTGGAGTGTCACTACTTCAAAGCATGTAAACAAATGGGCACATCTACCATTAGAGAAAGAGCAAAGTTTTTTTGATGGCTTAGTGAATAAATTTAATCTAGAGGGGGTTTTATAATGAAAACAGTAGAACAATTTGCAGAACTTCACGCACTCGGTATGTTTTTAAGTGAATGGGATGGGGATTATGTCGCTATCTTACAACAATTAAATAATGAGATTTTTACAGATGATTTGATTGTGTGGCAACCTTTCGAGGATTGTCTAGGGTTTGAACTAGCCGAACTTATCGAAGACACTAAAAACGATTATCTAGTTTTTTACAGTCAAGTAAAGGGGCTATAATGAAATTAGTATCAATCAGAGCATTAAACTATTTAGAACTTTCAGAAAAAGCCAAAATGAATGTTGACTATTGGCTTGATGATAGCCCTTTAGAATATGATGATGGGGAAGGAAAAATGACAATAGAATATCCAAGCGATTGGGAAGATGCGGACATTGACGAACATTGTCAAATTAACGGCTATTTGTTTGATGAGAATGGTAAACCAATACACAATTTAATAGAGGGGTAACACCATGAGGGCTACATATTTATATTTATACAACATAGGCAATAAAGACATTGAAAAACATTTAATGACCCTTGACATTAAGACAATAGAAAAACGAACCTATAACGACGGGAAACACGTTAAAAAGCCACGAAAAGAGACACACCAACGAAAGGGGTTTAATTATGAACAACTATAGGGAAGTATGGCATGAAGACAATTTCAAATTCTCAAGTGACACAAGGCGGCTCAATCATGTATCTTGGGACAATTACAAGCGGGAAAAGAGACAAAATAAGGCTTTATATAGACTTGCAGAGTTTATCAAAAGCGAGTACGAAGAGATTCTTTGGTGCATCTCTTGTGGTGTTGTATTATATATTGTTGTTTCAATGCTTAACTAGGGGCTAATGATGACTAAAGATAAATTAAATACATACGAGGTGACTTTTTACCTTGAACAGAGGGGAGATTATACCGATTGGGTGGCAGAAGTGCTACAAAGTGGCTTAAATCAAGGTGAAACTATATATTATCTAGATATTTATAAAATCCCCGAACACGAAATGGAGGTACACTAAATGACTTTACTTCAAGAACTAAGTCAAATTGTAAATACTTATAGATGGGGAACACCAGACGAATTCTTATATAAATTAGATGAATTTATTTTATTAAAGAATAAAGAAATTGAACAGAAAGAAAATCAATATATAAATTGCTCTAAATACTCAGAACCTTTTTAGGAGAAATTAAAATGAACTTTTATCAAATGGATGTAAACGAAATTGAGCGTTATATGCGAAACAATTCTATAGGAATTAACGACATCACGCAGAGTTTAATTGACCAGTTAAAAGAAGTTAGCAGAAATTATGAGCAAATCACCGAAGTTTTAAATGGGTGGGACTATGAAACCGACCCTGTTTTATTAGAAGAAGAATTGCATGACTTAGCTAATGAGATAGCAAGATGGAAAGATGAAAGCAAAGAACTTGACAAACTTCAAGAGGAAAATGAGACATTAAAAAATGAATTAAAACTACTTGATGACTTAACAGATTTTCAACATGACGAAATAGACAATTTGAAACATGAAATTAGTTATTTACAAAATGACTTAACTGTGTTAAAAGAAGATTTTTAACTCATGAAAGAAAAACCATGCACTGTTTAGCCTGTGATGTAGAATTAACCGATACCGAAGCAACACGAAAAGACATCAGAGGCAAATACATTGACCTTTGCACCTATTGTTATTATGAAATTAGAAAAGATGTATCAATATCTAACAATTTTGACTTAAACATAGTCGAAAAGGAAGATTTAGAGGAATAATTATGGGGTTTATTGCCTTTCATCCATGTGAAAGATGCGGAAGTCGTGATAATAAAGCAGAATATGACTCAAATTACTACTGTTTTGGATGTGGTTATTTTGAAAGTAAACGAGACTTAGTGACTGCAAGGAACAATTTAAGCCGTTTTAAGCAACAAACAGAAGTGAGGGTATGTGATGGTATCACTTTGGAAAAATCTTTGCCTATGGACGCTAAAAAATGGCTTCTTGGGTATGGATTGACACTACAAGAGATGTCACAATTCAATTATTCAAAAGAAAGGCAGGTAAAAGGTGAAACACGCAGATGCAGTTTATTGGTGCTTATTGCTAATAGCGATTATTGGCTTGCTAGAAATCTCGACATGGGGGCACGCTACTTAAGCAGTGGTATTAAACCC